CAACTACGAATACTGGTTTTCTGCAGCACAATTCTTGCTGTATGGCGGCACCGTAAAGGTTGTCCGTGCAATGAATGACTCGCTCAAGAACGCAATCGATACTGCACAGTATATCGTTGCAACCTTTAGCAGCACCGATACTACGCTGACTGTTACATCAGCAACTGATCTCGACGTTAACGATCTGCTTCTCATCGACGCAGAATTGTTGGTTGTCCAAGCAGTTTCTGGTAACGACGTTACTGTGCTTCGCGGTCAACTTGCAACATCCGCTGCATCTCACGCTGCTGCTGCTCCAATCACTTTGATTGAGCCTGCTGGCACATCATCTACTATTAACGAAGGAGCTACCTTCACTGACGCAGACGGCACTCTGACTGTGACCTCTGCATCTACACTTGGTGCTGGCACCAACTCTTACATTAGAGTTGACGACGAGATCATGCAAATCACTGGTGTTTCTGGTGATAATCTCAACGTTACTCGCGGTCTGCTCGGCACTACTGCTGCTGCACACACCGATGGATCTACCGTCTCACTGGATCTGGTTACAGCACAGAAGACTGAGATCAACGAAACCACCGCAACTGGTATTACTGCTCCTCTCGTTAAGAATGACGAAGAGTATGAAACTAACGTTGAAAACGCAGCAAACAACTGGAAGTGGGCAGCAAAATCTTCTGGTCTCCATGGTAACTCCATCCGCGTGGTGGTGACCGACGCTGGTGCTGATCAGGTGTTGTCTTTGGCACAACCTGCTAGCACTGAGTGGCAATTCGTCAACGGTGCAGAAGTTGCATACTCTGCTGCTAACATCTACGGTAAGGTTTACACCTACGATACTATCGTAACTGTTGTTGACGATAATACTCTGGTTGGATCCTTTGAGAAGGACAACTACGTCACTGCTGTTAGTGGTGGTGTTACTGGTCGCGTTGTTGCTTACGATCCTGAGACTCGTCAACTTGAAGTTGCTATCGATTCTTCCTCCGCTGACGTGCTGGAAGTTGGCGACCTTGTTTCCGAGTTGGCAAACAACAGCAATACTCCTGGTAGTGCAACTGGCGATGCTGCTACGGTTGAGTCAATCCGCAGAGAGTTGAGAGTTTCTCTTAACCCTGGATCTCCCAACTTCCAAGCAAACCAGAATGTTGATGACGCAAACGCTGCTACCGTTGGGATTGCAGCAGTTGAGAATGACTACGACACCCGCCTTTATGGGGTGAATCAGAGATGGGCTAACATCGCTCCTCGTCCTACTACATCCGCATGGGTGGAAGATAGAGGTGGTTACAACGACCTGATGCACATCCTGATCCTTGACGGCGACGGTAAACTGACTGGCACACCTGGCGCTCTCCTTGAGAAGCACCTCAACGTGTCTAAGGCAAACGACGCTAAGTCTCCTCAGGGTGATAACATCTTCTACAAGAATATTATTAAACAATTCTCGCAATTCCTGTATTGGGGATCGCATGAAACCAGTAACATCTATGATCGCGACAGTAATACTACGGGTAGTTTCGGTCTTAGTGGTGTTAACAGAGAGTTTGACCTGATTAAGTCTGATCTGTCCCTCAACAACCTGGACGATCCTACTGGTCTCAACCCACTCGCTGTGCCCCTAGTTGGTACAAAGGGTCGCGCAACGTTGCGTTATTCACTGCAAGGTGGTGTTGATGGTTATACCATCTCACGTCCTAACATCTTGGGTGCATATAGTCTCTTCAACGATGCTGAAACGGTCCAACTGGATTACATCCTGATGGGTCCTAGCATGAATAGTTTGAATGATACTATTGCTAAGGCACAACACATCATCGGCATTGCAGATGAGCGTAAGGATTGTATCGCTTTCATCTCACCTTTCAGAGGCGATGTTGTCGGACAAGCTTCTGTGCCTACGATCGTGACACGCACGGTTGAGTACTTCGATCAACTTGGATCTTCCTCTTATACTGTCTTCGATAATAACTACAAGTATATCTACGACAAGTATAATGATGTCTATCGTTACATTCCTTGTAACGGTGACATGGCAGGTCTGGTATTGAGCACCACTCTTAATCAAGAGGCATGGTTCTCACCTGCAGGTTTCAACCGTGGTAACCTGAGAAACAGCATCAAACTTGCTTATTCTCCTTTGAAGGATCACAGAGATCTGCTTTATGCAGCAAGAGTTAACCCTATCGTCGCATTCCCTGGTCAGGGTACGGTCCTCTTCGGAGACAAGACTGCACTGGGTTATCAATCTGCATTCGACAGAATCAACGTCCGCCGTCTCTTCCTCGTTATCGAAGAAGCGATTAGCAGCGCTGCTAAGACTCAACTCTTTGAATTGAATGATGAGTTTACTCGCCAACAATTCAAGAATGTCGTTGAGCCTTTCTTGAGATCTGTCCAATCACGTCGTGGTATTGTTGACTTCCTGGTTGTCTGTGATGGCACCAACAACCCTGCAGAGGCAATCGACCGTGGTGAATTCTACGCTGAGATCTTTGTGAAGCCCACAAGATCCATCAACTTCATCACCTTGACCTTCACGGCAACAAGGACTGGCGCAAGCTTCACAGAGCTCGTCTCCTGATCATCTAACCATCTAAAACCCATTAATAAACATCGGAGTAATTCACCATAATGGCTGACAAATACCCAGGGCAGACAGAAGGCAAGACGGTCAATGCACCTATCCTTGACTTCAGAAACAGAATAGGGGACCTCGCCCGCCCCAACCTTTTCCAAGTGGAAATCGGTTTCCCAGGCATCGTTGATGAAGGCACCCCTGCATCGGGTGCCACACCTGGATCTCAAGAGAAGCGTGAGCAGGAATCTGCTGGTTCTTCCCAAGCAGGATCCTCGGCGTCTTCTGGATCTCTCGCCACCTTCCTTGTGAAGGCAGCAAACATTCCTGCTTCTACAGTGGGTGTGATTGAGGTCCCTTACAGAGGTCGCACACTTAAGATCGCTGGTGACAGAACCTTTGAGCCTTGGACAGTTACTGTCCTTAACGACAAAGGATTTGCACTGCGCTCTAAGTTTGAAGAGTGGTCCACTAAGATCCAAAACCTTCAGCAAAACCTGCAAACACCTAAGACTATCGCTGAATATCAGTCTAGCGCACTTGTGCGTCAGTATGATAGACAGGGTGGTGTCGTTAGATCGTATCAGTTTGTTGGCATCTGGCCTTCAAACATCAGTGCAATCGACCTTGCATGGGATAGCAACGATACTCCTGAAGAGTATACTGTTGAATTCCAGGTTCAGTACTGGACATACGCCAACGATAACAACGCTGGTAATGCGGTTAATGCCGACGTATAAATAATTCATAATGTATAGGGACAGTTGAATGTCACAACTATTTGGTTATTCCCTAGATCGAAAGAAGAGTAAGGGCTCTGCGAAGGGTCCTTCTTTCGTACATAAAGACAATGACGATGCTGCGATGCCCATTGCGGCGGGTGGGCATTTTGGTCAATATGTAGATCTGGGAGACTCGGCAAATAAGTCGAGTGATGTCGATCTTATCGGTCGGTATCGTGCAATGTCATTGCATCCAGAAGCGGATGCAGCAATTAATGACATTGTGAATGAGGCAATCGCTGGAGATCTGGACGATCACCCTGTTGATATTGAGCTTTCTAATCTTAAAGTGTCTGATTCTATGAAGACACGCATCCGCGAGGAGTTTGAGAATGTTCTCAGTCTCCTCGATTTTGATAGAAGGGCATACGACATCTTCCGTAGATGGTATATCGATGGTCGCCTTTTCTATCATAAGATGATTAACCCTGATCATCCTAAGGAAGGGATTACAGAGTTGAGGTATATTGATCCTCGCAAAATCAAAAAAGTTATCGAGTATGATAAACCCAAGGATCGCATTTCTCCTGCAGATCCACAGGCTGTGCTGATTCCTAAGGCAGTTGAGTATTATATTTACGCTCCTAAGGGTCTACGTGGTTACGAAAATAATGGAATCAAGATTGCACCTGATGCAATTTGCTATGCTCACTCAGGAAACCTTGATATGCAGCGCAACACTGTGCTGTCACACCTCCATAAAGCAATTAAAGCACTCAATCAACTGAGAATGATTGAGGACTCGCTGGTTATCTATCGTCTCTCTCGCGCACCTGAGCGTCGTATTTTCTATATCGACGTGGGTAATTTGCCTAAGCAAAAGGCAGAGCAATACCTCAGAGAGGTGATGTCTCGCTATAGAAACAAGTTGGTATATAACGCTGACACTGGTGAGATTCGCGATGACAAGAAATTCATGTCTATGCTGGAAGACTTCTGGCTACCAAGACGTGAAGGTGGACGTGGCACTGAGATCACCACACTACCAGGTGGACAAAACTTAGGTGAGTTAGAGGATGTCAAGTATTTCCAGAAGAAACTCTACAGGTCACTGAATGTACCTGAGTCACGTCTGGAATCTGACTCTTCTTTTAACGTTGGTAGGTCTGCAGAGATCACTCGCGATGAAGTTAAATTCCAAAAATTTGTCGTTAGACTCCGCAAGAAGTTTGGTGATCTGTTTAATGATCTGCTCAAGACTCAACTTATTCTGAAAGGTGTCTTTAC